TATTAGCAAGGAGCAATTACGCTTCCTTCCTAAAGTGTTTAATGGAACGTATTAATTTGTAGAACTAACAGACGACTCCGGTGGAGAGTAACTCCGGTGGAGCGGAAAGGGATGTACCATGTTGAAGCTTATCCTTGATAGCCTTGATGGACTTTCGGATGTGATGAAAGCAGAATACGAGCAGAATACTGATGGAACATTTAAACTTAAGCTTGATGGAGATCCTCCCGAGTTGGCCGATTCGAAGTCCAAGTTGAAGGAATTTAGAGACAACAACATCAAGCTCTTGAAGGATGCGGAAGAAACGGCGAAGAAGTTGAAGGCTGTTGAGGGTCTTGACCCTGCTGAAGTTGCAGCAATGAAAGAAAAGCTGGAAGCTTTGCAGAAGAAGGGTGGGGTTGAACCGAAGGATGTGGATGCTAAGATCCGTGAAGCAATTGCTACGCACACTGCACCGCTGAAGGATGAGATTGCAAAGGAACGACAAGCAAGGGTCGATGCAGAGCATAGTCTTAAACGGAAGGATCTTGAATCGAAGTTGCGTAATGTCGGAACAGGGCTAAAGATTCTTCCTAGTGCATTGACCGATTTCCTTTCTCGCGGACTCAACACGTTCAATCTTGACGGCATTGCAATGGACGGTGAGAAACAGCTTTGGAGTGAGGATAAGCCGAATGAAGCACTTGGCATGGATGAATGGGGGAAGTTGCTGTTGACGCAGGCTCCGCATTTGTTTGAAGCATCAAGCGGCGGAGGAACTGGTTCCGGTGGCAAGGGCAGGACCGGAGGCAAGAAGACGATTGACGGAAGTGATCCTGTCGAGCTTGGCAGGAATATAGATGCTATTGCTAAGGGAGAGGTTATTGTTGTAAATTCCGGTTCGCAATAGCACGAAAGGAGGCTTGCCGTAGAGCGCGGAGTGTTCCACGGTTTCATCAACTAACTTACTCCCCGGAGGGGGTTTTTAACATAAACTCTAAGGAGTATCACAGTGGCTAATTCGCTTACAAACGTCATCCCGCAGTTGCTTGCGCAGGGCCTTCAGACTCTTCGTGAGCAGGCGGTTATGGCTCGAATCGTAAACCGTGGATACGAGGAAATGGCTGGAGAAAAGGGATCGACTATTGATATCCCGATCCCCAGCGCGATCACGGTTAACAACGTTGCACCGTTGCAGACCCCTCCTACGACTACACCGGACACTTCGCCCACGAAGGTTTCTATCACGATGGATCAGTGGAAGGAAGCCGCGTTCCAGCTTAGTGATAAGGATCTCAGTGAGTCTTCGGATGGGATTATTCCCATGCAAGCGGGAGAGGCTGCAAAGTCTCTTGCCAACACCATTGACTCTGCAATTCTCGCAAACTACACGTCTATCTACGGGTACGCGGGTACTGCGGGGACTGCGCCTTTTGCAAATGACACGTCTGAGTACAGAACTGCACGTGCGGCTCTTGCACGTCAGCTTGCGCCGCTTGATCCCCGTTTCGTGATCATGGACCCCGACGCGGAGAACAATGCGCTTGGCCTGAGAGCGTTCCAAGATTCCAGTTTCGGTGCGGGGAATGAGGTTATTCTCCGAGGCCAGATTGGGAATAAGATGGGCGCGCTTTGGCTGATGAACCAGAACATTCCTACGCATACGGCAGGCACTCAGAATGGTGCCTACACCACGGACACGGCGACTTACGCCATTGGAGTGGAGACTCTCACCACTATCACTGGTGCTGGTACTATCGTTGTTGGCGATATCTTTACCATTGCCGGTGACACGCAGCCGTATGTCTGTACTACTCTGATGACGGCACCTGGTGCTCTTGCGTTCTCGCCTCCTCTGAAGGTTGCAATCGCTGCGTCTGCGACCGCAATCACCGTCAAGGCTACGCACGCCGTCAACCTCGTAATTCATCGTGATTGTATGGCACTCGCCATGCGTCCGTTCAACGGCGCGGACCCTGTCAATGTTGGTAATTTCTCTTCGATGGTGGACCCCGTTTCCGGTCTTGTCCTGAGACTTGAAGTTACCAGAGAGCATAAGCGTACTAGGTTCTCGTATGATGCTTTGTACGGAGTTGGGATTCCTCGGCCCGAGCTTGGTGCTAGGATCGCGGGGTAACTTGGTGCATGAGGGTTTTGTTTCTAGAGCATGACCCTCATGCCCCTTTTTCTTTAAGATCTTAGGAGAAAAGCAAGTGGCTATGAAGACAATGTCTCCCAATACGCTTTCTGCTAACGTGAAGATTGTTAGCGGCGAGATTGCATTGGACGGGACCAATCCTACTGTTGTGAATACGGAACTCACGACCATTTACGGTGCTGCCGTTTCGCTTAAGCAGACCGGCGCGCCGGGCGTTACCGCAACGACTGTGACTTACAACACGAGCGGCGGGACGCTTAACATCTACGCATGGAAGCCGACTGGGTCTGGTGATGCAACTCTTATTGCAGCTACTGACACTGATCCTGTCGGCTACGTGGTTATGGGAACGTAAAAGATGTGAATGGGTTTTGTCTGGGCGTTAACGCGCGTCCAGACAATCCCCGCTTCTTTTAAAGGAAACTAAAGAATGACTACGGTTAAGACTTGTATGGTTAAGGGCAAGAACGGTCCTGTTGTTATCAACGAAGCTGATTTTGATAAGAGCAAGCACGAGCTTGTTGATGGAAGCAAGCCTGTGCAGAAGGCTGCTCCAGTTGCGAATAAATCTGTTGAGATGGGTAGTGAAAAGGCTGAGGAAAAGCCTAGTGAAAAGGCTGAGCCTTCAAGTACCAGAGACACTATCGGTAAGTTTCCTGCTAGGCAGTAAGGAGGAGGAGAATCCATGCCGGACGTAATTGCCACACCCGGAGCTACTAACGCGAATAGTTATTGCACGGTGGCGGAAGCTGACTCGTACCATGACACGCATCTATACGCTTCGGCATGGAACTCCGCTTCCCCTACTACGAAGGAAATTGCTCTGATCATGTCAACTCGTTTGCTTGACACCATGTATGAATGGGAGAGTTTTGCAACGGACGAGGATCAAGCTTTACTTTGGCCGAGAGAAGGACTTTTGCGGAAGAACCTTTTGGAATGGATTGAGGACGATGAGATTCCAATTGAGTTGAAGAACGCAACTTCGGAATTTGCCAGACAGTTGATGGAAGGGGATCGCTCTAAGGATAATGAAGTAGACAGTCAGGGATTGCGAAGTCTCACAGCGGGGAGCATTTCTCTAAGCTTTAAAGATCATGTTGTGCCAAAGGTTGTTCCTGATGCAGTTTACAACTTCATCCCTGAGCATTGGGGCATGTTAAAAGGGAGCGGTGGAATGATGGAAGTTTTGAGGGCTTAAGAAATGCCAAGAGCGAAGTTGTCAAAGGGACAGAGACGGAGAAAGCAGATTGTGTCAGGGCTTGGGACTATTGCATATGCTGGAGCCCAATTTGGCGCTGGAATAGGAAAGCTTGCTGAAGGCTCTATTCAGGTAGGAAGTATACGGTATGGAAACGTACTTAAAGCCGCAAAAGGCTTGAGTACGATATACGGTGGAGCACGCGCACTTAGGTCAGGGGGGAAGAATTACGCTAAAGGACGGAGAAAAATCGGTGGGCAGAAAGGGCATGCGTTTTACGGAAATCAGTACGCGAAGGTTCAAACGCTTAAGAGGAATAAGGGCGGATTTGGCCGGAGTAAGAGTGCAGCGCAAAGGGCTAGGGCTCTTAGAAGATAACTAGTACATTGTTTAGGCGTAAGAATGTAGACGCAATGAAGAAGCACGAAATGGAAAGGGGAGGTAAACAGCATGGGAGGACGAAGAAGAGTCTCTAAGCTAGGGCGTTTAGGAGGTGCTACTAAGATTGTTAAAGGAACTGCACAGATAGGACTTGCGGGTGGTATGGCAATTTTCGGACCACTTGCTTTACCAGCCATAATACCCACTGCTGGACTAGGTGTTAGAAATATCTTTCGAGGGTCAAAGAAAGTATTTGCTAGGACAGGGCGGGGAACGGGAAGTGGCGGAGGGCAAAAGGGGCATGAGTTTTACGGGAATCAATATCAAAAGATAACAAAGTATTCTCGAGGCAAGTCATCTCGCAAGAGGGGCAAGCGTAGACTTTCTACTTGGAAGGGAAAGAATGCCTAACTTCGGCAGGAACAGGAGAAGATAGAATGGATCTTAGCAAGCTTGTTGTAGCAGGCGTTGCAATTGCCCGCGATGTGACATCCTCTCTTCAAGTTGAAGTTTCTCACGAGGCATGGATTAAGAGTGGGAATAACGGGCAGCCTACGTTTGCTACAGCAGTAACGCGCAAGGCGGTTGTTGGATACGACAGAAGGCTTATAAAGAACAACGAAGGCGAGAAGGTCATGCAGAGTGCGTCTGTTATGTTCTTGGACGTAATCGCTTCTAACGGTGCGACTGGAAGGCGGGAGCCTGTAGATCCAAGAGACCAAATCACACTTCCTGATGGACATACGGGACCGATAGTTAACGTACGGGGTCCAGTAGATCCTAACACGAACGCGCCGTATTTCTTGGAGGTGGCTCTTGGCTAACACAGAGTTCGTTACAGTTGGACTTGCTGCTGTTGCGTCACATCTTGGAGAGTTGGAAAAGACATTTCTCAAGAAACTTGGTGCTGCAATGTTCACCGAGGCAATTCTTATTGAGCAAGAGTCTAGAATTCGCACACCTGTTATGACTGGCGCGCTGAGAGGAAGTCACGAAACTCTTCTGCCTGAATATACACGAGATGGGATTGAAGTCAAGATCGTGGTAGGAGGCCCGGCTGCACCGTACGCTGTTGAAGTGCATGAGAAAGTTGAAATTCCTCACAGAACCGGACGGTCAAAGTTTCTTCAAAGTGCAATAGAAGAGGCTGCGGAAGACTTCTTTCCTAGGGTTATAACTCGAGCAAACATTCAAGGCTCAGAATGAGTATTACAACTGAACTTGCTGCGTTACTTATCGCAGAAGGCTTTGCAACTGCACGAGGGACTGACGTATTCACCAACATGATGCCTGAGACTCCTGATACGTGTGTTATGGTTTTTCGAAGTGGAGGGCTGAGTCCACAAGGCGGTTTTTCTGTTGATGGAATTTTCCACGAACGACCCGGAGTACAAGTCCGCGTACGTGGAGGGGCGTTTGACGATGATACTCCTGAAACAGCTATTGATGCAATCTTTAATCTATTTATGAAACAGTTTGGCGAAACGTTGTCTGGGACAAAGTACCTATCTCTCATACCATCACAACCTCCCTTTGTTCTTGAAAGGGACAAGAGGAATCGAACAGTCTGGGCTTTTAACGCAACGTCGGAAAAGGATGATAGGTTTTGTCCTAAATGCCATTCCGACGAGTCAAAGCACGAGACGTATAATATGTTCGGAGGCTATCGAAAGACAATCTGTAACAAGTGTGGGTATGAACTAAAGGCTTGGAGAGAGAGTCATGGAGAGTAAGTTTAAAGTTCTGCGGGCTGGCATAACGCAGCGAGACGGGGAGAAGTTTAAGAAGATTAAGCGGGGTGATATTATTAACCTCTCTCCAAGTTCAGCGGCGTATTTTTTGAGTACGAGTCCCCCGTTTGTTGAAGACGCTTCGGCTAGTAGAGACAGTTTTGTGGACAGCGTAAAGAAGACTAGTTTTGCAGAAAAGGTAGTTCCTTTGAAGAAGCCTGTTTCTGTGGTTAGAGACTCAAAAAAGGAGGAGGCTAGCGAATGAGTAAGTATGGGCCAGTATCGGCATTCCTCCTTGTCGGGGGAAAGAATCTTTCAACGGATACGTTTGTTCTTACCGAATCCCTAGAGCATAGAACGGAAGAAGTGCATGGGCTTGGAGAGTCATGGGAGCGTACCGTTCCTATTGGACTTTCCAACATCACACTCGAGGCAAGTGGCGGGTTGTATGATGATAGAACTGCGGGGATTGTTGAAGCGTTTCAGTCAATGGGAACGACTAAGCAGATTGTGTCCTTTGGCTTCTCCGGTTCTACGACGATTGGTAAGGAAGCAGTTCTGATAGATGGAACGTACGCAACAACGTGGAAGAGAATCTATGATCGCAGCGCGCTGACGAAGGCCCATGCAGAGCATCGTATTTCAGGCTATTACTACCGTGGGCAGATTGCACACGCTCTTACTGCGGAGACGGCTGATCCGGGTACTGGGACAAGTGCAGACTACGCGGACATGGGATGGAACGCACAGGATGTGACTTCATCTAGTGTCGCTAGCCCGACTGTAATCACCACTCCCACTGCGCACGGTCTTACGACT